AATAGCTGACGCTGCTCTGCGTAGGTCTAATCAGGCTGCTGTAAATAAAGGCAGAGGATTCGAAATTTTCGGCTCATCACCAGTAAGCGTAAAAACAACAGATGGACCTAGAAAAGCAACTATTAAAGATAGGGACTTTTTGATCAAGAACGAGATGGCTCGTCTCGACAACTCAGGGAACATCAGAATGATGCCTGGATATTCGAAAGGAGAAACAGGGGATATCTTTAAACGTAACCTGAATACAGCACAAAGAATTGCTCTTGCTGCCCCTGCCGGCCTTTTGATAAATACAGGAATTGGTTTGATGAACCCCTTTGGAGGGAACGAAGGGTATAAAGCCATTATGCCCAGCGAAGCAGATCCTAGGAAGACAGACAATATGTTGGGTGAAGTTGCTATGAAATATCTGTTAGGTCAAAGTGGTCGATTGCTGCCATACGATCAATTCTCACAGGATAGACCTGATGTTTCGAAGGATGAATATAGGAGCTATAAAATCAATATGAATGACAGAAGAGAAGACTACAACCCGTTTGATGGAGATATTGCTATCGGCGGTGGATTGATTCGAGCTACAGATGAAGGTATCCATGGTCCAGAAGTTCAATTCATGGGTCGAAGCCTACCAGTCACTACGACAATCTTCCCTGCAGCAACATCAATTGCAGGTATGGCCGTTGGTGCTGGCACACAAAAGTCTTACAGAAATGCATTGAAAGGTTCACTTACCGGTGCAGGTGTTGGATCAATAGTTGGCAATCTCCTTGAAGCTGAACGTCGCAGGCGTAACGCTGAAGAAAATGGAATACAACTTTGATAATATATAAATATATAGGGGCTTACCATGGGATTTACTCCAAACATATCATCCTACTTAGGTCCAAGTCTAGGTTTAGACGAATTAGCGTCTCAAGGATTAGTTGACGATGCGAAAGGGTTCACTACTGACATAGCTGGTCAAAGAGATACGCATAGAGCTGGGCTACAAGCGGAAGGTCTTATTGCTGCAGCCAAAGCGAATGCAGAAGCACAAACTTCTGCAGCAGGCTCATCCGCCATGTCTTCAGCTCTTAGCGGAGGACTAAGCGGATTAACGAGTTTTGTGGGTGGTATGAACCTCGGTGGAGCCGATAAAGTCAGTGGAGGCGATTTTGTCGATGATAAAATGTATGGCTTCAGCGATATGAATCACACTTCACCGGAAATGTGGTCTTCGCAAGGCGGCTTTGGCACTCGATTCGCTGGTGATGCAATGAAGAACTTCAGCTTCTTGCCTGCTGGAACTACATTTGGGTATTGATCATGAGATTTGCAGGATCAGGCGCTAAATTGAACCTCTCTGGTTTTCAATTCTCTGGCCGTGGTGGTCAGGGGATTGCGCAAGCCGGTGGTATGGCTACAGGGTCACAGTCGTTTCGAGCCGTAAGAAGTAGGGCTCCAAAATATGGCCAAATTGGAAGAACATCAATGGCCGCTGAAGGAGCTAAGAAACGAAGTGTAATGGCCGCTAAAGCATCTATTACCCAGACAGGAATGATTGCACAAGCAAAAGTAGAAGCTGCTGAAATTAAGGCCAAGGCAATGAAAGACGCAGCATCGAAGCGATCTAAAGGAGCAATGCTTGGCAGTGCACTAGGTGCAGTGGGCAAACTTGCACCACTAATGCTGTGTGATGAAAGGACAAAAGATTGTATTACAGAAATCAACGACGGACTAGACATTATCCGGAAACTGAGGCCTGTGAGTTTCCAATACAAGAAATCATTTACATTTGAACCCTGGCGTAAGCATTACGGCTTCGTTGCTCAAGAATATGAGAATGCAATGCCAGATCATATTTATAGTGATGACAAAGGCGAGCTGATGATGATCGATATGAATGAATTGATCGCAGTTTTAGTACAATCTATTCAGGAGCTTGAATCACGCTTAGAGGCACTAGAACAATGAGACCTACTGACGAGGAATACAAACGGCTTTTAGAAATGAGCATGCTCACGGGAGTATTCCCTGGTATGCCTACTAATGATGCTGGAAGTGGTTTAGGCAACTTAATGCTTGATAGTGCAGCCGGCTTAGGGCAAGGCGTTGCTAAGTACGACAAAGCGGTCACCCCGTTTGCAAACTCAGCACAAGAAAGGCTTACTGGATTGATCGGACGTGCAGGCGGTGCAACAAGAGCAGGTAGCGCAGTGGGTCGCTTTGCTGGTAGTGCGAAAGCTTTAGGACTATTGAAGGCTCTTCCAGCTGCAGGTGCCGTTGGCGGTGTCTTAGGTGCTGGCGATATTGTCTTTGGTGGTGATAGTGCAGCCAATAAGGTTATGGACGGTACAGCAATGGCAATTGGTGGATTCTTAGGAGCCCCTGGCGGACCGCTAGGAATGGCTGCCGGTGCCGGTTTAGGTAAAATGGTTTCAGATGGAGTTCAAGGTTTAGGCGGTCTGCTGGGAATTGAGTCCCAAGAGGAACGTCGCAAACGTGAACTCATGGAAATGCTCAGTAGTTCAGGTATGGTTTGATGGCCCAACTTTTAAAAGATATTATCAACACAGGCAACCAACAGGAAAACTGGTATGACGGTTTCATGGGTGCCTTCGGAGGCGGCATCAAGAACCGGAATTATGTACCTAGTGTTGACCCTATAACTAAAGAAGTTGAAGGTGCAGGCTTTTGGGAAAGGCTTTCAGGTATTAGTGACGAAGAAAAGAAAGCTCGGTACTATGAGATTAAACAGCAAGAGCTTGAAGGAGCAGCCGGGTACGACATTCTAAAAAATGCAGGATTGAATCCTGAGCTAACAACAAACAGCAGTGTTAGTAACCTAAATAAGAAAGGAGCTGATTTTAAAGAAACCGGCATTGCTAAGACTCTGGCTAGGCGATCTGGTGCAACGGGGGCAGAAATTAAAAATATTTTAGGCGATGGACCTGGCTATGGTCAAGAAGTAACTGATGCACTGTATGTATTAGCTGAGGAGAGCGCTGACAGGAAAAAGAGAGCCACACCTGAGTATCAACGAATGCTTGATGATCGGAATCGGCAGATCTTTCGGGAAAATAGGGTTGATGATGAACGAGCCTATGCTCGAAGGCAAGATGCACAGCTACGCCGTGATCGCTTGATTGAAAGCAAGGAAACACGTATGGGTAATCAAGAACTTGCTATGTTGAAACTCAATAGTGCTGAGCGTCTGCATAAGGCAGATCTTGCATATAAGCGTGAGTTGGATGCTCGTAATCGTCAAGACAACATCGCAGCTGCACTTGGCAGCCTGACAATGTCATTCTTTGCCTGATTATCTAGGTAAGTACTCTACGTGTTTTTTGTCTTTGAAGACAGTCCAAGGGGTGAATCCTCCCACTTCGTCGTGCACCATTTTAGCTACTTGGAAGTTCTTCACAGGATCACGCATATCCTCCTCGGTGTAGCCAAGTGATCGCAGCTTATCTCCATGTGCTTGGACATTAATTTGAGTAGCTCCAATTGAATACTCATTTGACATATTCCGATCAAGACCTGATTGAACGGTGTCTATAGCAACCCGCCCCCCAGATTCTCCTAATGAGATGGCGGCCATGATGTCAGCCTTCTCTCCTTTGAATCCAGCTTGCTCCGCGAGAGCACGCAATTGATTGAATCCAAGAGTGTCGCCACCAGATGGATTCTCACCGGCCTTCAACATATCATTTGACGAAACTGGCCCCCTGGAAGGGACTCCACCATAGTTTTTGTTTGGATCATATTCTTCTCCACCTTTGTAAACATCTAAGGGCTTTTCTTTCAGATCCGCAATCTCTTGCTCTAGCCCTGTCATTTTCCCACGGTAGTAATCTCGGAGACCACCGTCATCAAACTCAGGACGCTCAATAGGCTTCCTAAGGCCCTCATATGCCAACTTACCGGCAGCAGCAATTGCTCCTGCCTTACGTAAACCGGAATTTGCGTCAGCACGTGACTTTGCATTTTCTACTTCTAATTCAGCAAGCTTTATATTAGCGTCTAACTTCATACCAATCTGAGTAGTTTCAGCAGTATCTTTTACTTTTTGTTGAAAATTTAGTGCTTGCTGTTTTAAATCTTCTGTAGCAAGGTCAGTGTAATTAGGGGAGAATGCTCGTGCAGTCTCTTGAATACTTGCAGCCGCAGCCGCTGCATTACGTCCTGCAGCAATATAATTACTCGCACTAGCGTTGGCAGCAAAACGCATATCAAATTCCAATCAATATCTACATTGTAGAATGTAATTAATAGTGATTGCATAGGCGCAATGGCCATCAAGAAGAAGACACAAACTGAAGATCAGAAATACTCAGCATCAGTAGAGGGCATGCCTATAAGAGACTTAAGCAATAATAATGTGGAGGCTGTTCAATATGAGGCTCCTGATACGATGAGCCAGGGTGGACAATTTAATCTTGCGGAAGCTAGGGATAATTTGTATAGCGATGCTGGAGATGATAACCCTGGCTTGCAAGCGATAAGAAATACATTCCAAGCAAACATGGTTCAGTCTGCGTTTGATACGCAGATGGCCACCCAGATGGCATACCAGAACCAGGCCATTGCTTCACAGGCAATGAACCAGGCTGCTGATCTGGAACAGCGCAATCAAGCGCAGATTATGCAGGATGAGTACACATACGGAATGAACCGTATGGGTGCAGAATTTGACTATCAGAATCGCTTCTCTACAAACGAAGCGCAGCGAGCCACAGCATTGCAAACTCACGCAGCGAATTTGCAGCAAAATCAGACAATGCTGGAGGGTACAGAAAACAGGCTTAATCTCCAAGAGCAGGGTGCACAAGAACGTCAGAACTTAGATCTTTCAGGACAAATACAACAAGGATTGCAAGTTCTGCAAGGTGACCAATCTATGGCTCAGCTTCAAGAAAGCATCCAGAATCAGCAAACAATGCAAGGCGCTGATATTGCTAATCAGCAGCAGATGCAAGGTGTTGCCGGTCAGCAAGCAATGGATCAGTTAAATACGAGTATTAGTAGCCAACAGCAGATGCAAAGCGTGGCTGGCCAGCAAGCCTTAGAGCAAATTAATGCACAAGGTGATCAAAGCGCACGCCTTCAAGAAATGACTGGAGATCAAGCTCTTGAACAACTGCGTGCACAAGGAATAAATGAGCAGACGCTCCAGCAAATGTCAGGTGAACAAGCCCTGCAACAAATTCAAGCAGGCACTGAAAGTCAGTTAGCAGTAGGTGAGCAGCAAGGTCAACAATCGCTAGCGAATATCGGTGCACAAGGGGTTGAGGCTGTAAAGCAAATTGATGCACAAGGTGATCAAAGTGCACGCCTTCAGGAAATGAGTGGAGATCAAGCTGTTGAACAAATTGGTGCAAGTAGCGATGCAGCCGTAACTCAAATCGGTGCACAAGGTGATCAAGATATCCGAAAAGGCACTCAGCAAGGTCTACAGGCGCTTCAACAAATAGAGGCCTCCAGCGATGCCAACGTGAGGGGCATAGGCGCTCAGTCAAGCGCTGACTTGAAGACAGGTAGGCAGCAAGGCGAACAAGCTATGCAGCAAATCCGTGGTCAAGGAGCCCAGAGCCGCAAGCTACAAGATAACGAACAGAAGAACACCGAGAGAGATCGCAAGAATCAATCCGGTTATGCCCGGAGTCTTGCAGGAATGTTCTGATGAGTACGCAGACAAAAGCCACAATAGGGAGCAAGGTATACGTCAGCTATGTAGACGAATGGCTTGATTCGCTCCCTGCTGCAGATGCGGAAGACTTCAAAGAATTTGCTGAATATACTCCAAGCATTATTGAAATTTGGGTATATGCAGGAATACTTGACTATCCAGGATCATTCAATGATATGTCTCGATGGGTCAAGATGAAGTACAAGAAGCTTGACCGACGAGGGATCCTAAACAGCGAAATCACTGCCTTGCATTCTGATATTCAAGAGCTTCGTATGGCGATTACGTCTGGAGAGATTAAGGGTGATAACGGGGCTGCTCGGCTGGGTGCACTTGAAAAAGAACTCAGGAGCCATATTGAAACAAGTGAGCGCATGAATAAGTCTACCGACAAACGAGGATTGATATTAGCTGGTGCTGATAAAGTTATGCGAGAGATGACAATGATATTTAAAGATGATCCACAATTTGCTGAAGCAATTGAAAACGCAATTCAGGCAACATGGGCGAAACTATACTCTGAGTTGACAAACTAATGATTCCAGAAATTCCAGAGCTACCAGAAATTAAAAGTGCTCAGGTATCAGCACTTAATACTCATCACTACAAGGCACTGCCAGGTATGCCTCATTTGAGATGGGAAAGTATTCTGGGATATAACCCTGGGGAATATGCTGCTGCTAGGTATGCGCAAGAAATGGCGATAGCATATGCAATAACTAGAGAGCAAAACAGAATTATGGAGGCGAAGGCGCGAGCAAGAAATCGTATATTTCAGCGTGAAGCCGAGCGTTAGAATGTTATCAAAGTGGGGTACATAAATGTCAGGAGTGAGTATCTCTTTGGCGTATCGTCGCAATGCGATGATGAAAGCAACAAAGGTAACTACAAAGCCACCTAGTGAAGAAGTATTAGAAGCAAGAGATAACTTCATGGCCTTCTGCAAGATCATGGGGAAGCCTCCTGCCAAACACATGATGGAATGGCATCATGAGTTGTGTACAGGTGAGGATAGTGAGGTATTAAGCGGAATTGCTGGGCCAAATACTTCAATCCTTGCACCACGAGGATCAGCTAAAAGCACAGTTTTAGGGTTGTTTGCGGCTTGGATGATAGGACGACATGCAGCGGAGAAAAAGATGCTGCGCATTTTGTATATCGCTTATATGGTTGACATTAGTCGAGCAAAAAGTGCAACGATTAAGGGAATACTTTCCAGTCCAAAGTATCGTGAAATCTTTCCAATGGTAAGACTATCAAAGATCAAGCGATCAGATGAATACTGGAGTATTGACTATGAATTTGCAGGCATTGACACAGCTGGTGAAGAGGCATTCACCATTGCTTGTGGAGGTCTCAAAGGTGCGATCACGTCAAAACGGTCGCAGTTGGTGCTTATCGATGACCCTATTAAATCCGCTGCGTCAATCACAAACCCTGACATACGTCGTGAAATGGAACAGACGTGGTCTAACGTTATTGCACCGACGATGTTTCAGGGGGCACGCGCTATTTGCCTGGGAACGAGGTTCCACTTCGACGACATACATGCCACTCTCTTCGTTCCTAAGAACAACTGGAAACAGATTGTGCAGAAAGCGGTGATAACAGACGCCGAAGGTAGGCAGAGATCGTATTGGCCAGAAATGTGGTCGATGAAATACTTGAATGAACGAAAGCTAGAAGACAGAATTGCTTTTGCATATCAGTATTTAAATACAGCTGTAAAGTCAGGTGATGTGGGGCTATCACCTGAACTGATCGTCAAAGGTGTGACACCAGATTCATTTGATTGCATAGGAGTTGGAATCGACCTTAGTGC